CCTTGGGTTCTTACTGCCCAAACAATCCTCATAGAAAAGCAACCAGATCGTAACAAGAAAATGGTATCCGTCATGCATTTCCTCCATGCATACTTTATCATTAAATGTCCTAATGCGGAGACAATTCTCTATGATGCGCGTCACAAGATTCCAGATGTCGCTGGCCCCGGCAAAGCGCAGTATAACAAACGGAAGAAGGTCTCCATTGAGAGATGTGAAGAATTCATTCGGAGTGGACCCACAAACGCTCATTGGTTGGAGACCTTTCTCAAGTCTAAAAAGAAAGATGACTTGGCTGACACCGTCATGCAAGCCCTCAGTTTTGTGAATCGTGTGGAAGTTACATCAACCACCAAGAAACCCAAGAAGTCCACCAAGTTGGTGGCTCGCAAACCTAATGACAATCAAAAGAGAACAAAATATTCAAAGTCAAACCTAGCTTGGATTTATCTCAATAAACCCGAGTGTGAAGTTCTCGAGAATAACAAGAGGTTTATGAAGGATCTCAAAAGGTACTATAGGGACATCGATGACTTGATTAAAGATTTGGGGGGAACTAAGAATTAGAACACTATGCAAAAAGATGTCTTGGACCAAGGATTTGTACGATTGGTTGATCACATGCCGCAACAAGATTTGGACACCTCAATCGTCCAAGCTGCCAGAGTATCATATGGAGACGGAACAAAGACTTCCCGAGGAGACCGAGGACTCCTCAGGTACTTGCTTCGACATTGGCACACAACGCCTTTCGAAATGGTGGAATTCAAGTTCCACATCAAGATGCCCCTCTACATCGCCCGTCAACATTTTCGACATCGAACAGCCTCCGTCAATGAACTCTCCGCCCGCTACTCCGTCGTACCGAAACAGTACTACAACCCAGGAGTTCTACGAGGTCAGTCTCAGGTAAATAACCAGGGATCTGAGGGGGTTGTGGAGGTCAACGAAGAAAAGACGAACCAAATTAACGAACATTTAGAACATTCTTTTACATTGTATGAGAGCCTTCTCGGGGAGGGGGTGTGTCGGGAACAGGCGCGTGGCAACCTCCCACAGTGTACCTATACCGAATTCTATTGGAAGATTAACCTCCACAACTTGATGCATTATCTCCATCTTCGTATGGATGATCACGCCCAAAAGGAGATCAGGGACTACGCGAATGCTATTTATGACTTGGTTGAACCTCTCGCACCCATCACAATGGAGGCGTTTAGGGATTTCAGGGTAAACGCGATGCATCTCACGGGACCGGAGATTGAGGCTCTCGCCACAGGAAAAGAGATAGATTCACCGGGGGAGAGGCGTGAGTTTGAAGAAAAGTTGAAGCGCTTAAAAATAAAAAGATAGTAGATAATAAATGTTCTCTCTCACAACATCTACAACTTTCATGGCGAAGACTAACCGTTTCAAGAAGTTTGGTAAGAAGATGAAGAAACAAAATGACACAGACGTGGGTAAGATCCGAGAGAAGTTGTCGGATATTAGCCGCGATGAACAACGGCGTGTCAAGGAAATCTTCAAAGAACACCAGGAATTCTTCAAGGGTTCTCAGAAAAAGGAAGAAGTCGCTATCGATTTTTACGAGAACTAAACGCAAACCACAAAGTACACAGAACAAACGCCATCGTTAATGATGTATCGTCAAACTGATCCGCCAAGAGCGCGCTCACTATACTATACTGAACCATGCGTATATCTTGTCTTGTTTTAGACATAGACCTTTTCATGGCCGCTTTGGATTTCTCCAAACCCAAAACAGCCGTACTTATATTTCGTATCTTCGCGGGCATTTCTGCCGTCTTCATGATAGCATCTTGTATGTCAACTGATTCCACAAATTGTTGTTTGATCATGGGTTCTAGGTAGGTGAAGTAGTTGAACTCTGGATCTAACTGGATACATATACCCTCTATGAGCGAGAAGGATTTTGCTAAATACACAAAACTCGTCGGTACCATGAATGGCTTTTCAGCCGCAAGTTGTGCCGCTATATCGTCGTTTATTATATTTGAACCATCGAGGGTTTCAAGATAACCCAAAACTGTTTCAAAAAAGAGTTCAATATCTGAAAGATCTGAACTCATAGGTATTATGACACCGAGGTTCACAAGAATTTGAACAATTCCCTTCGTGTCCTTGTCTATTATACATCCGAAGAGTTGTTTGAACCCATCGCGAAGTTCTTCGGAAAGGTCTACAATGAGACCAAAGTCGTAGAAGACTAACTTGCCCTTAGGTGAAAACCCTAAATTACCGGGGTGGGGATCTGCGTGAAAAAAGCCTTTGTCCATCGTTTGGATCACATAGGAATTGATGAGAGCTTCACAGATCTTCTTTCTATTTACATTTGGATCTGTGAGTTCCGTGAGTTTTTCAGATTCAACATATTCCATGACGATGGTGTCATCCGTACAAAAATCCTTATAGACTTTTGGTACCTTTACCCACTTTACATCTTTCATATTCTTTCGAAAACGCACGGCGTTCTCAATTTCTTGTTGATAATCTGATTCACCCAAAAGGTACTCGATGGATTCATTGAGCACAAACTCTGAGCTATTCCCAGTGTCAACCCCAACTTTTTCCAAAAAACGCACAATCTCACGGACATTATCTGTATCCACCTTCATAGTCTCGTATATATTAGGTCGTTTGACTTTGACGATGACATCTTTCCCGTTTTTCAGTTTTGCGCGATGTACCTGTCCAATACTCGCAGATTTGAATGGTATTGGTTCAAACTCGTCAAAGTATTCTAAATTTACAACATCTTGTACAACATCATATGCCACTGGAGGAACATTGTCTTGTAAAGACTCCAACTGTTTTGTGAATTCGGGAGGGTACAGATCGGCTCTCGTAGATGCGATTTGACCCAATTTCACAAAAGTCGGTCCAAGTTCCAAAAGTTGATCCCTCGTCCAAGACCCAAGTTCTGCCTTATCTTTTACAAAATTATTTTTCCATACAAATTTGGCGGCAAACTTCCAGGTCTTCATCTTCTGTGACGGAGGGGGTTTCAGTGGTCTATGTGTTGCGACGCATAGCATCCTACTCTGTGAAGATATTTTAATTTTTATCTTAGATTACTTTAAATGAAAAAGTTCTCAAACTTCCTTGCACCAATCAGCAACCCAACTGAAGCCGTCGTCAAGGCGCAACCTGTCCTCTTCACCCTCATCATCTTGTACCAGGGTCTGTTCTCTGGTAACGCGATCAAGATTCCAAAGAATCTCAAGACTGCGTTCAACAGCAAGACTTTCCGTTTCTTCTCTGTCATGTTGATTGCCTTCAGTGCGACCCAAGACATTGAGTATGCTCTCATCTCCACAGTGATTTTCTTGACCGTCATGTATGCCATCAAGACTCCAGAGGAGAGAAGAGAATCTGGATTAATATAAATGTTAAAAGTAGAATGAAGATTCATATTGTTGGCGCTGGACCAACAGGTATGTCGCTTGCTTGGGAAATACTCAGGTCAGGGGAACACGATATTACAATTTATGATAGAAAGACATCCGCGGGTGGTTCTTGGTGGGAACCAGATACAGACATGAGAGATCTTCACGCACACAGAATAGTTTTTGACAAGGCTTTTGTGAATACCCACAGTCTCTTTCGTGAAATGAAAATCAATTGGAATCATATATTCAAACCTGTAAAGAAGGATATTTATGGTTTTATGTATCGCTCCCTACAACTTGGTGATTATGGAATGCTCGCATCCCTCGCTACACGCGTGTTGACACAACCCGAAAAGTATCGGAAAATTTCTCTAAAAGATGCCGTGGGTAAACTTTCAGAGAGTGGTCAAAAATTTATTCAACATCTTCCACTTATCATGGATGGTGTGACTTGGGATATCATGTCAGCGTATGAATTTGTAAAAAATTTCGATTATGTGGGACTTTCGAAGCAATATACACAAAAAGTTTCTGGAAAAGTCATGTGTGATAAAATGCAAATAGCACTCATGAAAAAAGGTGTGAACTTTGTATTCGGTAAGGAGCTTCAAAACGTTGAATACTTTGAAGACACTTATGAAGCTACATTCACAGATGAAATGGTTGTAAATGATGGAATGTTATTCTTATGTATAGACAATAGTCCAGCTCTCAAATTTTTAGGTGATAATTGGGGATCCGACGCAGACAAAAAAGTTCGCGAAAGTACGTATGGTTCCATAAACGTTCTTTTAGATTATGACAAAACTATACATTTGGGGGACGACTTGGAAATTGCATCAAAAACAGAATGGAATCTTCAACCAGTTGTCTTGTCCGATGGTAAGACAGTTTCGTGTGTCATATGTAATTTAACAAAAGATGTTCTCTCATCTGATCCAGAAACAATAAAAAATAAAGTTGTACACGACCTCGGTTTACCACCACCGAGAGAAGCTCGTATTGGTTGGGGTTCAGAATGGAAAGAGGATCACTGGGAATTTACACAATCTTCCGGGGTTCTCAGTCTTCATGGCCAACTTCCATTTTTTGGTAAATGTTCAAAGGTTGCGATGTGCGGTATGATGTCGCCACGAAAAACACCATTCTCGAGTATCGAAGCATCTGTTGAAGTTTCAAGGACGCTCAGTCATCAATTATTTAATACACGAAAACCACTTCAACCCCGCCTCGTAACAGATATTTTGACAGTCGTTTTATTGACACTTATAGTTTTAATTCTAATTTATATAAATAGAAATCAATGAAGTTTGAGGCAAAAGTCTACGAACCCATGTATGACCACAACGACAAAAAATATATTCGTTTGGTCATTCCTGAAAATTGTTCTCAAATTATACACCGAATTCACGCAAATAAGTCGTGGCTTATTAAGAATTCGCATGTAGATGATCCACTCGATGGTCGAATTCTTACAGTGAAAGTTCCATTCCGTTATAGGAGAGTGATGTGCAACGTCAATGGTCGTCCGGTGCAGTCTCTTATAAAGGGTGATGAAGTTGAAGTCGAAGTTGACTTCGCGGGTATATGGAATGTCGGTAATTATAGTGGTTACGCATGGAAGCTCATGTCAATTACTTCACTTCCTTGACTTCTTCTTCTTCTTCTTCTTCTTTCTTTTCTGGAATATCAATCGTGGTCAAACCATTTTCCTTGAAACCCAAAAACACGCGAAGGCTTCCCTGTAGACGGTGAAGTTCTTGGTACGTACTTTCGATCGCTTCTTGGATCTTTTTAATATTCTCTTCCACGTCAAGGGATGGCATTGTAACTATATAAAGTTACTATTCTTTAATATATTAAATGTTGACGCGGACGGGATACCTCGTCACTGAGGGACCAATTCAGGAAATTAAAAAGGAACTGACAGTAAGACCACAGGTCAACAGCGACTATGGATTTCCTCCCCCACCTTTCAAGGTTTTTAGAACAGCTAAGAATGGAGTGTGCGTTCCAAGATTCTACGGAGTTGGTAAGGTGGGAAAGCCCAAGGAGGATCGTCGCCCCGAGCCAGCGAGATCCAGCGCCAAGTTCGTCGGTCAGTTACGAGACGCAACCCACCAGAACGAGGCTCTTGCTGCAGCTATTAGTGCGGGTCATGGTGTTCTCTCGCTCCCATGCGGGTATGGCAAGACCACCGTATCCTTGGCAATAGCGTGTAAGTTGGGCTACCGCACAATGATTGTAGTTCATAAACAGTTTCTCGCAGATCAATGGCGGGAACGCATTCAACAGTTCTGCCCGGGTGCCACGATAGGTATAGTTCAACAAGATAAGAAGGAGACTGATTGTGATTTTGTCATAGCCATGCTTCAATCCCTGTCCCTCAAGGAGTATTCCTTCAGTGATTTTGACTCCATTGGTACACTCATCGTGGATGAAGCCCATCACATTTGTGCGAAGGTCTTCAGTCAGTCCCTCTTCAAGATGTGTCCCAAGCACATTTTTGGTCTTTCGGCGACACCCGAACGAAAAGATGGTCTCACGAAGGTTCTTCATTGGTTTATGGGACCCACATTCTTTGCGGTAGAGCGAAAGAATCAGGAACAGGTTGAGGTATTTCCAGTAACTTATGAATCATTCAACTACAGAAACCCTCCACCGTGTACGAGAAACGGTAAACTATCAATGCCCAATATGGTCACAGAAGTTGTTGAAGACAGGAAGCGGAATCAAATGCTCGTTCAACTCGTGAAAAAAGCTTCTGCGGGAACGAGGCAACTCCTTGTTCTCAGTGATCGTCGGTGGCACTGTGAAATGCTCCACCAATGTTTCCCCAAAAACTCGGGACTCTACATGGGTGGTATGAAAGAGGCTGACCTTCAGGCTTCATCACAAAAGAAGATCATCTTTGCCACCTTCTCACAAGCCCACGAAGGTCTAGATATCCCAACCCTAGATACGGTTATTTTAGCGTCCCCAAAATCCGATATTACACAAAGTATAGGTCGTATTATGCGAGAGACTAAAGGTAAAAAGAACAATCCGCATATCTACGACATCCACGATCCATGGTCCATATTTACAGCTATGTACTATAAGAGAATGAAAGTGTATCGACAGGGTGGTTTCAAAGTCCACGGTAAAGTTGAGGAGGAAAAGAAGGACGAATTCCCTCAGGGAAAGTGTCTGTTTTTATAATCTATCTAATAAATAAATGTCGGGTGCATTAGTTCAACTCGCATCAAAGGGTGCGCAAGACGTTTATATAACGAGTGAAACTGGTATGTCACTCTTCAGTATGAAGTACAAAAGACATACAAATTTTTCTCAAGCTCCACGATTGATCAAAGAAATTACAACAGAAAACAGTTCTATAATTATTCCAAGTTGGGGAGATATTATAAATTCTGTCTGGTTCGAGGGTACGGATCTTTTGACAAAATTTGACGGTGCAACAATTGACTTCTATATGGGTGGTATTAAAATTGATTCGCACCCATATGACTTTATTTCTGATATATGGCAAAACTATTTGGCAGAAAACTTTGTAAAGGCACAAGAAATTTTGAACAAAACTTCACAATCGAACAATATGTTTATTCCGTTACATTTCTTTTTTTGTGACAATGATATGTTTTTACCTCTCGTAGCGCTTCAATATCATGAAGTTGAAATTCGAATAAACTTTGTTAATCAAAATGTATCTGGTGTAAAGTGTTATGGAAATTATATTTTCTTGGATACCGAAGAAAGAAACAAATTTATTAATACTCCAATGGATCTCGTGATTACACAAGTTCAGAAAATAAACGATGCGATACAATTACCTAAAACAACGCTTGATATATCACCATTTAATCATCCGGTTAAAAGTTTATTTTTTGGCTACACCGCACAAGGTGGTGTCATAGAAGAAGATAAATTATCATTTTCAAGCGCTGATATATACCTAAATGGTACAGCTCTTTTAGAAAATATGTCCCCTCTATACTTTCATATAGTTCAAAACTATAATAGTTCTAAATTTGGTCTCGTAAACTTTGTGGAGACTGAAAAATGCCCACTTTATACACGTTATTTTGCGTATCATTTTTGTAAAAATGCATCCGAATATAAGCCAACTGGTACGTGTAATTTTAGTAGACTCGATAACGCTAAAATTGTAATACGAGACATCGTTAGAGGAACAAACCGTCTAAGTCAAAATGAGATCACAATATACGCCGTAAATTATAATGTTCTCAGAATACGCAATGGACTTAGTGGTATTTTATTCGCTAACTAATAGTAGTAATGCCATTCATTGGTAATGCTGGTCGGTTCAACCATATATTTTTAGCTGAACTCAACCAGGATAATACAAACAGTACGA